CGTTGATTGCATTCAGGAGCAATTATATTCCGGTATGGACGGTACTGAACATCTATTGAATCCTGATTATGATACTGACACCTATTTTAACGAGCCCGGTCCCTGGCAGAACCGTGCGGAACAATATAAACGATGGAAGGAGAGGATAACTCCACCTCTTAGAAGTGAGATGCTTTATTTGCCACCGCGTCCGGTTGAGGTACCTAACCTCTTTATTACTGGTACTTTCTATGATAGCATAACTGCCGATAGAATTGATTCCGGGTTTCGATTCTCAACGAAAGGATTTACGGACGGTAGTTCTATTGAGAAGAAATACGGTGAGCAGATTTTAGGCATTGGTGATACAGCTAAAGAGTACTTTAATATTATGTATCTCCGTCCCTGGATGGAACGTTTCTTTTCAGAATGTGGATATCGGTAGAAAATGGCTTGTAGTTGCGAAATAAAAAAGATGCAGAGTGAACTGGAACGTATCAGTGATCTTGCAAAGAAAGCAGCTGTCTTGGATGGTTGCATGTATGTCGTTTATCAGAAAGAAGATGGTACCTATGCTTTTGATAAACTAGGAGTTGAGATAAAAGGAAAGATTGTTGAATATAGACATTACCTGTAATTATGGCAGATTTAAAATTAAAAGATTTCGTTGATGAGAGCGATTTGCAGAAATTGGTGGAGCTTGATAATACTATTGAGCGTGTGAGGGCTGATTATGCTAATGCGGCCAAAGAATTAGCAAAAGGTTTGAAACTAAATGTAGAAGGCGTTGCTGATCTTGAAAAGTTGAGTAATCTTTATAATACTCAAGCAAAAACGGCTGGTTCTGCATCTGCTGAATTAACCGAGGCTCTTAGAAAACAGTCTGAAATAACTCAAACTGTCAGTAAGAAGATAGAGGAAAAGCTAAATGTAGAGAAATTATCTGCTGCTGAACTGAAGAAACTAACCAAGGCAAACTCGGATAATGCTGCGTCCTTGGAAAAGGCTGCTAAAGCGGAAGCTAACTTGACAAAAGCGCAGAATGCCGGTAATACTACTCGTAAGAAAGCTGTTTTATCTGAAGAAGAACGTTTAAAACTTATCAGAACTGCTGTTACCTTGACTAATCAGGAAGTACATAGCCGTTCACAAGCAAAGGAAATGAATAAGCAGCTGCAAAAGGCTGTTGATGTTTTGAAAGATACGGATGAAAACTATATTCGTACACTTGCCCGTCTTAATTCTACTATTGGAATCAACACTGATTACATAAAGCGAAATTCCGATCGATATAGTCAACAGAAAATGACAATTGGTGCATACCGGGAAGAAGTGAAGGCTGCATGGGTTGAGATACAGAACGGTAATAAGTCCATGCAGAATATGGGTATTATTGCCCGGAATGCAGGAAGGATGCTTAAAACGGAGATGGCTCCTGGGCTAAGCCAAGTTAGTGCAGGATTGAAAGGATGGGCTGCTGGATATATTGGTGCACAAGCTGTTGTTGGAGGGATTGTTAAGATGTTTACGCAACTGCGTGAAGGTGTTGGTTCCATTGTTGAATTTGAATTTGCTAATAGCAAACTTGCAGCGATTTTAGGTACGACGGCTGACAATATTAAAGAATTAACCACTGATGCGCGTCAATTAGGAGCAACAACGAAATATACAGCTGCACAAGCTACTGAACTACAGATAGAATTAGCCAAATTAGGTTTTACACGTCGTGAAATATTAGATTCGACAGGTGCCATCTTACGATTCGCACAAGCAACTGGAGCTGAACTTTCGGATGCAGCCGCATTGTCTGGTGCTGCATTGAGAATGTTTAATGCTAGCACTAAAGAAACAGAACGTTATGTATCTGCTATGGCTGTTGCTACATCAAAGAGTGCCTTATCTTTTTCTTACCTAGCTACTGCCTTGCCTATTGTTGGTCCGGTTGCAAAGGCATTCAATTTCCAAATAGAAGATACTTTGGCATTGTTAGGAAAGCTTGCAGATGCAGGTTTTGATGCTTCAATGTCTGCAACAGCCACTCGTAATATTTTGTTGAATTTGGCTGATGGCAATGGCAAATTAGCTAAAGCACTTGGAGAACCTGTAAAAACATTGCCTGAGTTGGTTGTTGGCTTAAAGAAACTGAAAGAACAAGGTGTAGATTTAAATACAACTTTAGAATTAACAGATAAACGGAGTGTCGCCGCTTTCAATGCTTTTCTTACAGCTTCTGATAAAATTGTTCCATTGAGGGACCAAATTACAGGCGTGGATAAAGAACTAGCAGATATGGCAGATACCATGAGTAACAATGTTAAAGGTTCTATTGCGGGACTTTCTTCTGCGTGGGAAGCATTTATGTTATCCTTCTATGATTCCAAGGGTATAATGAAGGATGTCCTGGATTTTCTGGCAAGAGGGTTGAGGAATGTTGCTACACAGCTGAAGGGGTATTCTGAATTACAAGATGAAGCAGACAATAAGGCTGTTGCCTTTGCACAGAAAGAGATGATGAAATCTGATATTTTGGAGAAGAATGCTAGAAATATGCAGAGGTTGTATAAAGAATATATAAATTCAGGAATGTCTGCTGATGAGGCGGCCAAAAAGGCTAAAGAAGATTATATTGAAACATTGAAGTCTCGTTTGGAATATGAAAATAGTGATTATCAATTAGCTATAGATAATCGTAAGAAATTGGAAGGAGAATTGAAAGACAGGGGATTCTTTACAATTCTGACCTCATGGAGACGCACAAATAATGTCATTAAAGATGAGATCGATGTGGCAACTAAAGCTGCTGCAGGTAAGAAGGCTATTTCATCAATAACAGAATCTCTTATTGAACAACTTGATACCATTGATTTGAAAGAGAATGGTGGTACAAAGGGGAATTCAGTAAAGGTACTTACTGATAAAGAAAAACGTGAACAGGAAAAAGCTCTCAAAGAGAAGCTGAAAATTCATGAAACTTATCAGGAGTCAGAACTAGCTCTTATGGATGAGGGACTGGAGAAAGAACTTGCTAAAATTGGTGTTGCTTACTCGAAGAAGATTGCTGCCGTCAAGGGTAATAGCAAAGAGGAAATTGCTACACGTCAGAATTTAGCTAAGGAAATGCAGGAAAAGCTAGATGAGTTTACTATTAAGTATAATTCTGATCGTGAGAAGAAGGATGTTGAGAACGCTCTTGCTGTTGTAAAAAAGGGGTCCCAGGAAGAACTTGATTTGAAATTGCACCAGTTGGAATTGCAACGTGAAGCAGAAATTGATGCAGCAGAGAAAACAGGTGAAGATGTTTTTCTCATTGACGACAAATATGCAAAAAAGAAACAAGAACTTTACGAAAGACATGCATCCGATCAGGTGCAATTAATAGCAGAGAATGCAGCGCATGAGCAGGAAATCCGGGATGCTGCATATGTTATGGATACGCTTGCTCTTAAAAAACAGTTAGCTTCTAAGGAAATAACCCAGCAAGAGTATGCAGAACTTGAGTATCAGTTAAAATTAGATTATGTACGTAAAACAACCGAAGCTGCAATTGATGCGTTGGAGTTGGAACTTCGAAACGAAAATTTGAGTGCAGAGGATAGGGCAAAGATTGCAAAGCAGTTACAGAAATTGAAAGCGGACCTTTCCCAGCAAGAAGCAGAAGCGGAAATAGATGCTATCAATAAAGTTACTAAAGCGGATGAGAAAGCACAGAAAGAACGTCAGAGGAATCTGAAAAAATGGCTTCAAACTGCATCTCAAGCAGTGGGTGCTATTGGTGATCTAGTCTCTACTATTTATGATGGTCAGATTCAGAAAATAGAAGAAGAGCAGGAAGCTAATGATGAGAAATATGATAAGGATGTAGAACGAATACAGAATCTAGCTGATTCGGGAGCAATCTCCGAAGAAGAAGCAGAAGCTCGTAAGCGTGCGGCCAAGGAAAGAACTGAAGCTAAGAATGCTGAACTTGAAAAACAAAAACAAGAAATGGCACGTAAACAAGCCATTTGGGAAAAGGCGACTAGTGTCGCTCAAGCTGGAATAGCCACTGCACTGGCAATAACTGAAGCTTTACCGAATATTCCTTTATCTATTGTTATTGGTGCCATGGGAGCAATTCAGGTTGCAACTATTCTTGCAACTCCTATTCCTTCCTATGCAGACGGTACTCAAGGTAATGATAGGCATCCCGGCGGTGCCGCTTTAGTTGGTGATGCCGGTAAACATGAAGTTATCATGTATTCTGGAAAAGCATGGATTACTCCTGATACTCCAACTTTAGTTGATATTCCTAAAGGTGCGCAAGTCTTTCCTGATGTTGATAAGGTAGATATCTCTAATTTTGATATACCGGATTGGGACTTTCCCACATTTTCACCGACATATTTTGCATCTTCTTCCGGTGACACCATTGTTTTCAATGATTATTCCCGATTAGAAAAAAGGGTTGATAGAACAAATTTTCTTTTGATGAAGAGTCTAAAAATGCAACGCCAAGATGCTTCTAACCGTGAATTTGAACTGTATAAGTTATCTAAACTGAAATAACTATGATTGAAAGATTAAATCAGATAACATTGAGTGATTTCATTGAACTTTCATGCGGAAACTATGCTTGTTTGCTTTCGGACTGCAAATCTATGTCCGAAAGCACGCTTAAAGAAATAGCGTCTAAATTACTTGTCGAATACAGAAGTATTGTTAACCCTTCAAATATGAAGGCTATGGTAATGGACAAAGAGGATATGCTGAAAGAACGTGCCAAACTATTGAGTCTTCGTATTTGTCAGGCTCTTGTTTCTCTTGGCTTTTATGATGATGTTCGTCAGGTATTGGGTCAACTAAATGTAGATACCCGAAATATGAGTGATGAGCAAGTTATATCGAAGCTTGATTATTTACTTCATTCTGCAATTTTTGAGCAAAAACGGAATGAGGAGAGACGCAGTGAGGAACATAAAGGAAGTAAGGCTACTCCTGAACAAATTCGTTCTTCTTTTGATGCAGAGATTGCTTTTCTAATGACATTCTTTAAAATGAGTATTGATTCCCGCGTAATTAATGCTGCTGTTTATGCGAATATCGTTCATCAAGCTGATGTTGAAATATCGATCAGAAAAAGAAGCACATGATAATATTGGTATTACATATATGCTGTAATTCGATTAATTTTTAATTAAAGCGAATTATTTCATACAGTCGTTTGTACATCTCCTTTAGAATCACAAACGACTTTTTTATGAATAGAAAAAACAGCATCCATTGTATAAATAGGCATTTATACAATGTTTTATTGTCAGAATTACGTACATTAGAGACGAAGTGTAATCGGATAACAGCAGAAGTGTCCGAGGTAAAAAAAATGATTGCCTTATTGCCCCCCGATATAGGCACTCTTATTAGTTCAATCGAGCGTTCTGCTAAGGAAATGCACGAACAAAGTATCATGCACCGGAAATATGTGGAAAGGTGCATTAATGGCGAACCGAAGATACACCTAATAAGGAGGGCTGACAATGGACTTTGAAAAGGAATTATCAGAAATATATCCTTGGATATTAAAGGTGGCAAGAAAATTCTGCTGTTCCATGCAAGATGCTGAAGACTTAGCCGGTGATACAGTTTATAAGCTACTTGTGAATCGTGATAAATTTGATTGTTCTAAACCACTTCAACCGTGGTGCCTTATTATAATGAGGAATACTTATATAATAAGATACAATAGAAATTCCCTTATACATTTTACAGGGCTTGATATGGTAGACGGAAGTGCCATTTCTAACTGTACAGCTCATTCAATACTGTTTGATGATTTGGTTTCCACAATACAACGGTGTGCTAAAAAATCCCGTTGTATTGATAGTGTGATGTATTATGCTAGTGGATATTCTTATGATGAGATAAGTGAAATCCTGAACATTCCTGTTGGAACTGTAAGAAGTCGTATTTCTTCTGGCAGGAAGCTTATACTTCAAGAAATAGGATAATAATGAGTAAGGTTTCAAAATGGTAATTTATATATGCTCATAATAACCTGCAAAGTGTTCTGAATTACAAAATTTGAGGGTCTTTATATTTGTAAATTTATAGCAATAGAATGAATTATGGAAGTATATTCTATGTGGATATACAAAAAAAACTTATATTTGTAATATATCCGAGTTTAATGCTATTGGGTGAGTTGGTGAATAAATTATTGTTGGATTAATAGATGTATTTTTGAAAAGAATAGATATGAAAGATTTT